CGCTTTGCGTGAATGTTTGCGTATAGTCCACGTTTTGCCATCACCACTTAGTCCTATTTGCCCAATATGCAGCTGACATTTTGCCTTTTGAGATGTTCTTTGAATGACGCGCTTTAAAGGATTTTCGGCGCGCTTTTTCTTTTGCGGTCTTCGGGTTTTTTCCCGCACCCGACACCCCTTGCTGCCCAAACCTAATCAAGCGCGTTTTATCGCCTTCCTTGGCAAGGACAGCGTGTGATTTAGTTGGATGGTTGGGTGTGCGTTTTGGTTTGTTTACGCCGGCGAATTTTTCGCCGCGGTAAGTTACAGCCATAAATCGCCCATAAAAAATGCCCACACACAGCGTTCGCTCGATCTCCAAGGAGATACGCCAGGAACAACTAATGCGTAGGCGGGTTAACTATCTTTAATTTTTTTTAGTGCGTCAATACAGTTATTTTTTCTTCCGGTAGCTCATCTTTTTGCCGGTTTTCTTCGCCGCTTTTTTAGCCGCAGCCATGCCTTTTTTTGTGTAACTGTATTTTTTATTTCCCACCATTGGCATGAATTTTCTCCTTCAGTTTGAGGTAGCAACCCACCGCAAAAAACTGCGCCGTGCGTCTGTAAAAGTTTAATTTGTTTTTGAGGCTCGAGCTCTTACCTCGACCAACTGCGACGAAGTTTTTGAACTCGTCGTAGTGGTTTGCAGCCTCGCCGCGTTCGATCGCTTTTTTGCCCAGGTGCTGGTAGCCCTGGCGGAACAGCTCGCCATACCAGCGGCCATGATATTTCTTTTTGCAGTACGCAATCGCTTTTGCTCGATCGCGTTTTGTAAATGCGTTTGTGCTCAGCGCGTGGGTTGCGATTACACAACCCTCTGAATTCTCATCAGAGCTAGGGTCATCAGCATCCTGTCCAGAAAAGCCAGAAGGTCCAGCGTCAGGTGCGTCAGCGGTCCCAGTGCCAGGTTGATCGTCCGAACCTGGGGTCTGATCCTCATCTAGCCCATCATTAGGTAGATCAGGGTCAAAATGCTGATTTCCAACCTCAGCCGTTGTGTTCCCCACCTCACTAGCTGGAGCACCAACATCATCAGGGGCGCTTGAGCCGCCGGAGAAAAAGTTCCCAAGGCTTTCAAGGCTTCCCGCTACTGCGTCGGAGAGGTTATCATAAGAGACAGTCGGGTTGCCGAATTCGTCCAGGTCACTGAAATCGAAACGCGCAGTGTCAGGAATGTCAGGCAGACTATCGAAGGTTTGACCGTAATTAGACATGCCGCCTGTCGCCATCAGCTCGTCATATGTAGGCTCAAACGTCGTTGGCGCTGCTACCGGTGCAGCTGGTGCGGCTGCTGCAGCTGCTGCGGCTTGTTGCGCGGCCTGGGCGAGTGTCGCCTCGGTTGCAAGGTCAAATGCACTTGCCGGATCTGCAGTCGCCGCTGCAAAGTTTGCCAGATCAGCTGCAATGTCTGCTCGATCTTGAGCGCTTAGCGACGCGTCAATCTGCTCTGACGTCATGCCTGGGCCGACACCATAGGCGCCTTGCATGAAATCATCTGTGTATTCTGCGAGCTCTGGGTTTCTGTCGTAGGCAGCATCTACGGCTGCAGACAGCTGATCCATTGTCATATTTGTTGTTAGCGGATCCAGCTCAGCTGCGCGCGTATCCAACGCAGTCATAAACTGATCGCCAATAGGATTGGTGAAAGAACTAAATGGATTGAAAAAACTAAACGGTGTCATCGCTAACGTTGGCGCAGCGACCTTGCGCCCTGCCTGCGTCGTTACACCCTTTGACAGCGCTGGGTCTATGAGCTCATCCAAACGCTTGTTGGCTCGAGACATCCCAATGCGCTCGCCAGCTGTTCCAGCGAAAGGGACGCCAGCAATGCTTAACGCGTTTCCAATTTGCGCTGGCTTATTAAAAGCATCGATCTCGAGAGATCCATAGTCGGGCGTATTGCCAGATGGCGCAGCGCTATCGCCACCCTCGTCGGGCATTCCTAACAGCGCAGCTGGGGGCGCTGCGGCCTTCCTGGCAGCTTCCTCAACCTCTCGCAGCCTTCTCACCTCTTCCATGCGGTCTGCGCGCGTCGTATATCCGGCGCTTATTGGCGTGAAAGGATTAGACGCCTGTGGCGCGTATGCGAAGGGGCTCTGGACAGGGTTTAGGCCATAATATGGCTGCTGGGATAGAAAAGGCATTTGAACGGGTATTTGTGGCCCCATGCCCAGCAGATTTGGTAAATATGTAGCCATTAAATAACGTAACTCGTATCAACGCTTAGTGTTTTGCCCCAGCCATAACGTGAGCCGTGGCTCGCGGTAATGGCCTGCTCTGCGAATGTCAGAACCAGGGCATCAGCAAGGTCTGGAGAGCTGGCGACGCCACGCGAACGCATCTCGTCCTTACTCTCAATCTTTATCTTTCCTGATGACGTGAATGTGTAACGAGGCGTCGCCAGCTCATGGATCAATGCCGGATCATCCGGCAAAGTGCATTCCTTCTGCTCAAACCAATCTCTTGCTCTGCCCCACAACTCGTCGCGCTGCCGCATATACTTATCGCTGAGGCTCGCGCTCTCAGCGACGTTTATGCCGCGCACTGGTAAATCCAGCTCTAGACATCGATCGACCACGCCAGCGCCAATGCCAATCACGTCTACGCAGATTGTCTGCGGTCGATCGAGCAGAGGTGTGGCGTCGTATTCGTTCAAAATAATACCGCTCAGCTCCATCGTGTCTTTGTTACGCCAGGTTTTGATAGGCTCGAGCAGCGCGTTACCTTTGCGTTTTGCAAGCGCGGAGCGGTCTCGGCCGCTGCGCGCGACATCCACACCCCATATAACAGGCGCGACGGGGCTCTGCTCGATGTCGCGCGTGGTTGCTGCTGTGATTAAATCCAGCGGGATATAAGTGTCTTCATCCGATGGCGGAAACTCACCCAGGACGCGCGCATAAAATCCAGCGCTTTCCTCACCATAGCGATCTGCCATATCACGGATAAAGTCGTCTGATACCAGAGGATTATCCTTACAACTAACTGTTTTAGTCCACCAATCATGTGATAAATCTGTATGTGTCCTGTAAAAAAAACCACTGTTTCGAATAGGGTTGCCGAGCAGCAGCGTTGTTGCGTTGTGGCCGCTCATCGATCCAGAACCACTCTCGAATATACTTTCGGGTATGCCGCTCGCTTCGTCTGCGATTAGGAGCACAGCTCCTGGCATTTCGACGTGTACACCGGCAAGGCTCTCTGGGCGCTCTTTCGATGCTGTTTTGCAGGCGCAGAACACAGCCGCGGGGTTACTTTTGAGCACCATGCGGTCGGACGTGGCCTCGAGTAGATCGCCGATCGCCTTTGGCATTTGGCGGTGTCGGCGCTTTACTTCTGCAAATAGCGCGTCGAACAGCTGGCTAGCTGTTGGCGCGGTTACAACCACCTTTGCGGGGTAACGGGTCAACAAAAACCATAAAATGATAGCTGCAGCGCAGCTGCTTTTGCCGACACCGTGGCCTGATTTTACGCTGAGGCGTCGCGTTCCTGACGCGATGGCCTGCATTACTTCTGTTTGCCAGGGCAGCGGCTCCATTTTGAGCACGTTTTTCGCAAAATCCGACGGGTTGTCCCGATAGCGTTTTACGAAATTTTTCCAGGCGTTATTTTTTTCTGACAATTTTTCACCGCTATTTTTTACGCGGGGGTGGTAAAAATAATAATGACCGGCCCCTCGCGATCGAAGGGGGGGTTCCCGAAGCGGCGCGGCGGATGAGCAGAAAATCCGCGCAGCCAGCCTCGGTTGCGGATCTGATATCCGCAGGTCAATCGTTATAAATCAATTACTTAGGCTACCTTTGCAGAGATATCGACGACCTTTTCGTCATCGATCGGCGCATCGGCGAGCTCTTGTACCGCGGTCAGGTGGTCATCGTCGACGCTAACCTGGCGCTTCTCGACCAGCAGACCTGCCAACTTCGCCAGTCCCATCGCTGCCTGGGACGCGGCTGACCACTGTCCGGCAGCTGCGGCGCCGTCCATCGCGCGTCTTAGTGCGCCTGATATTTCCTCAACCGTGATAGCCTCTTGGGCGTTTATCTCTGCTTTTAACTGATCAATGCGTGCCTTAACCATGCCGTGCTGCATTAACTCGGTCGCACGCCGGTGTATGGTCGCATTCTTCATCTTTTCTGCGTTATACGCAGTCCTGTATGCCTCGGCTGCGTTCCCATCAGCAGTGGTAACATACGCCCTGCAAAACTTATCTTGTTTAATCGTCAGCTCTGGCATCTCTAACCCACAAAGAAAAACCCGACGCTAGGCATCGGGCTAATCTCTTTAAACAAAAAGGAACTCAAAATGAGCATATCTTCTTTCGAAGATATACAAAATGTAGTGTTTTTAGCGTGCATCGTCAACATCGGACACAACATTTATGTCATTGATTTTAAACCATAATTCCAGCATCGCACGCTCAAAGCGCCTCTTCACCGTTTGCGGATGCAAATGCATTACCCTACCCAACCGCGCCCAGGCTGGACCTCGAGCACGCCTGGACGCACTATGCGCAACAGCCCAGACCAACGCTGCATCTTCACCCAAATCCACTAGCGCTTCTAACACCCGATCGTAATTACTAACCTCGTCAGCTGTCGCCGCGCCTAGCGGCGCGTCTGCCTCTGTATATCCATAAGCAGACCATTCATGCGGATAATCCGGCCACATCACCTTGTAGCGTTTTTTAATAACTCCAGGCAGTTTACGCTCAGTCGTCGCAGCCTCGAACACTAACCCCATCAGACCAGTAACGTCGCCTGATTTCTTCCTCAATACTGCCGCGACATCACTGCGCATCTGAGCCGCCACCGTACTGGCTTCGCATACTGCGCTGCGCAGTAAATGCGCAGCAAGCGCGCAGTAAAGCGCGCGCGCTGCGCGTGCGCAGTAAGCTAGTACGGTTTTTTTGTGCGCGCGCACTTTTTGCGCAGTAAGTGCGCAGTAAGCGCGCAGTAAAGTAGTCTGCAAAATTAGCTCTAAATATCATCAAATTTTACTCCTGGGAGTTTAGAATTATCGACGAACAAGCCATCCTCCTCACGTCGCCGCACTGGGTTTTTATACTTCTCTGCAAACAGCACTCCCGACTGCTTCCATGCGTTTATGATTACTTTCGCTGTGGCCTCTCCGATGCCCATGTCGACCAATACTTGGCCGGCCCAGCGTCCAGCTGATCTCTGCGTCCAGGTGTAGCGCTGGCCGTCGTCTAGCCCATCGCCAATGAGCAGGAGCGCTCGACGCGCGCCATCAACGCCTAGACCTGCAAATGGATCTGGTGGTGACCAGCTGCCGAGCACGCCGACGTAATCCCCGTTGGAGAGTTCGACACTCTCGCGCTCATACCAATTAGCCTCAGCCGCGGGTGCTGACATATTGCCTTTCGCGTCATCGACGCGCACATACCAGGCTTTGCGTGCGCTCTCGATCTCGAAGACCTCAGCCTCCTTATCTGTCATCGGCGTGATGGTTCTGGCGCTGCGTACAGCGCCTGCAAGCGCTCCAGCGCCGCGAGCTGTGTTTATGTCGCCAGCTGTCGCCACAAAGCCGCTGGGTGGCTTCCTGGTGTGGTGTACGAGGTCTACAGCCGCGTTACAGCGCTTGGCGATATCTCCAAAGACATCCAACACTGCATCAATTTCTTTATTATCGTTCTCACCGGCCCAGTGCGATTTGACGAAGGGATCGACCTGCAACACTGCAATGTCGATACGGTTCATTTCGTTGATGACCTGCTCCGCCGCTGGCGTCGCAACGACAACGCCATCTATGGGCTCTGCGACGATTAACTTGCGATCGCGGCCGCTATCTAAAAACAACCATCCCTCGAGCTCTGCAGGCTCAATATCAAAATGCTGACAGATGGCCCACACGCGCCTCAGCAGCTCGTCTCTGGGATCTTCTAAGTTGTAGTGCCACACCTTTACGCGTTCGCGCACAGGATAGCCCAGAAGATCCCTGCCGGTGGCGAGAGCTATCGCCTCTGTGAGCTCTAGCGTGGTCTTTCCGACGCCTCCTGGCGATACAGTAGCCGACACATAACTGCGGATGAGGTGACGCCCATACAGCCATTTACGCGGCTCTACAGAGGCCATTTCTGACGCCAGGAACCCTGACGCCATGACCGGCGCCTCTTTTGCTGTGACGCCAGCTCTGACAGCCTCTAGGCCAT